TTACTTAACATAATGTAACAAGTCGGAGTTAGCACTCCTGAAAACTCTAACGAGTTACATTGTTATTTAATTGTTATTACCAAGCCCTTGGCGATCGTTGTGATCTGTATAACAATGAGTGCTGACACTCATTACGAAAAGTGTAAGGGCATCCCCTGACATTTTTCAAGATCCGACACGCCACAGTTGGAAGGGCAAATTATGGCAGCACCAAAGATGCAACCTAGCGGCACAGTTACTGTGACTAGCTCGGCGGTAACAAATGGGCGTTTGACGTGTTACGGATATGGGCAAGATGATCGAGTAATCAACCCAGGGGATCTGCTAATAGTCGGCAGTAATTTCATGCGGGATGGCTTAAAAGAAGTTGAAACCCAGATAGCAATACGGCTACGGGGTAGGGATATTAACTATTTCTTTGACCATGTAGTTGATGCCTTACGGCTATGGCAAGAAAACAAGGATTGGCTACAAGCGCCGTCTAGCCAGCCCGGTCTTGATATGCGATCTACAAGTGAGAAACGGTCTAGCGATCAGTTAAATGCTATTCAGGCGTTCTACGCACAAGAAGCTCGTAAATAGAATCCACGCGCTTTTCAATACGTTCAACCCTACCTACAAGGTTATGGCCACCATTACCATCATCTTTTAGTTCCGATAAATAGTATTTGACTAAGTGACGTACCAGCCCAGCCGCACACCCCAATAGGGTCGCAACAGCGATTGCCATGGTAATTAGCGACTGGGCTGTAGTCATTACTTTACGCCGTAAGTTTTATCGCTAGGATTCATAGCGCGCATTAAAGGTGCTAGTGCGCCCGCTATAAATGCGTTAGCTAGTGTCTTTGGATCAGTAATACCGGACATGTAAAGTGCAGCAGCGCAGCTAACAGCGGCGCGTAGGTAGGACAGGCCAGCGGCCTTAGCTTGTTCTTTCATGGTCTTACTCCTAAATGCCCTTAATTGACTTGTGACAATACTGCAACGATATGAGTACCGCTGGCAGTAATAGCGTATAACGGCTCGTTATCTCCTACGGGTATTTGTAATTTATCTGTGTTATCTAGTTTGTATCCGTTAGATGTAGTAACGCCTGCATTACCTAGATAAACCGCACCGCCGCCTAGGTTATGCAGCTGTACTGTTTGATCCATAATATTGGCAGCTACTAAAAGCGTGGCTGTAGTTCCTACTGATATTTGTGCGCTACTCGGCATAACTTAATCCTAACTTCTCTATTAGTTTGGCTGTTTTTACAGGGTCTTGGCCTATCTCAAAATGCATTTCGTCTTTACGATTACGATAATCGCCACCCCACACTAAGCCGTATTTCTTGGCTAGTGCCTGGATCATCGGTACTTTCTCAGCTGGGAACGTGCCAGCCTTGCCAAGCGGATGCTGCGTAGCGTTAAGATCCAAAGCCGTACCCGATGCATGGTTGCTTAATTTGCCCGGAACTTGGCGTACTTCTCTGTAGCAGTACCCCCAATCGTCAAGCGCACCGCCATCGATCGGCTCGATCAGTTCATTAAACTGCTCAGCAAAGGAAACCAGTAAAGGCGCAGCAAAATATGCGCAACGCAGTTTAACAGTGCTGCCCTTAATCGGGTAAGACTTGATACGGATCGACTCAACATCCTTAGAGGCTGGCCAGCCGTTATAACTGATGGCTGTCATCGTTACAATTCCATTGGCAAGTAATTTCATTTAACGTTGCTATTTCGTGACACTTAACAGGGATAAATGCATCGCGTATTGCATCGTAGGTATAACCAACGCCAGCATAGTTTTTGCGTATCTTGCCGTTATAACTGGTCTTAACCCATTTACCGCCAAGATTTTCAACAAATGATTGGCCTTCATCTGGCTCATCGTTATCGCCTACAAGTACGCGTAGGACTAAACCTGCATCATCTATTTCTGCCCAGTGACTCATATTAAACCGCCGATTTCAAATAACGAACAATAATTAAACCACCAGCACCAGCACCGCCAGCACTCTGATCTCCGCCGCCGCCGCCGCCTGAGCCAGTCGATGCAGTTGCACTTGCGCCAACACCAGCACCACCTGTGCCACCGCCACCGCCTGTACCACCACCACCAGCACCACCAGGGCCACCTATCGTTGCTGGCCCACTTGAATAAGCACCCGCGCCACCGCCGCCAGCAATATAACCACTTGCACCTAAACCAGCAGCAGATAACCAATCTGACCAGGTATTTTTTCCAGCACCGCCAGCAGCTTGTAATGAAGTTGAATTGTTTCCTGCTGCACCAACAGCACCTGAGCCGCCACCGCCACCGCCGTTATAAAAAGTACCACCATTGTTACCCGCGCCGCCAGTGAATCCGTAACCTGTTGCACCGCCCGATGATCCTTGTGTAGGGCTGCTTACAGCACCATCACGACTTGAACCACCAGATGAACCGCCACTACCAGATGCACGTGATGAATCACCACCGCCACCGCCACCGCCGTTAGCAGTAATTGTATCGAAAACAGAATTATTGCCTACACCGCCTTGAGAACCACCGGATGAACCAGCAGTTCCCGCGCCGCCGACAGTCAAAGAATATGTTGCAGGATTAACTGTTCTGCCTACCTGATAACAAACTCCACCTGCACCGCCGCCACCAGCTTTGTTACCACCACCACCTGCACCACCAGCAACGACCAAAACATCTAAGCTTATTGGTAAACCTGAAACCGTAAGATTGCCATTAGCAGTAAAGCTGCGATAAAAATAAGTAGCATCGCTGCTCAAAGTTCCACCACTAATAACTGGTTTAGGTGGAACAGAATGAAATGAAGTAATTGTGTTTAACATTAGCTAATCGCACCTACAACGTACCAAGTATCCGTACCAGTTTTAATACAAGCTGCAGATCGATATTGAGTAAGTGCTGGAGATGCAGCAGTAGCACCAGCCGATAGCACAGTAGTTGTACCGCTACTAGTGGCTGAAATAGTGCAAGTGCCTGCGCCAATATTCATAACTGTAATAACTGTACCGACAGCAAAAGCAACCGATGCGTTAGTAGGTATCTTAAAGGCGTTAGCCGATGCGTTAGACATGGTCACTAGCACCTGGTACTGATCGGTTGATACTGCCGTATAGGTAGCACCTGTTTGAGCATTAAGGGTAAATGCCACTAGCCCATTAAACATACCGCTAGTAAGTACATCACCCGTTACTGCTGGAAATCCTGTTGCCATTTATTTCTCCTTAGTATGAAAGTACGTTAGTTCCTAAAACTCCTGAAAGACTTGACCCAATAATGAAGCCGTCAATAATTGGCTCTAAGGTAGTTAGAACCGTGCGCCACTTATTCGGTGTGACTGTATGAGCTACGCCGAATACTTGTAACGTTTTTGTAAGGGTGGATGCACCTGGTTGGTTAGTAGTGATAGTTACCGGGTCAAAGAAATCAAGATCAAGCGCAGCTAATATGCCGTTGGCGTAGTTATCTGTGTATAGGTCTAACTCGATTGCATCGCAGCGAACGCTGGTTTCGGCACGGCTTGCAACGTAGGCGCGGGCATAATCAAGTGCCACGGCATCGGTCTGCATGAGTAAGTTTTGCTGGTTATAAGTATGGGCAAAATACTTCTCGACACTAGCTGCATTAGTAGCAGTTTGAACTGTGCCGCCTGTGCGAGTCACGTTAGCCTGGTTAAATACCAAGGTGTCATCTAATCGCCAGATTGCATTGGCATAGCCAATATCTGTGCCGTTATCGTTAAACACTGTAGGTGTACCTGCGATGCTTGCAACCGTTACGGTGCGATCTTGAAATACGAACGATCCCGATGCATCAACGTAGAACGCGCCGTACTCACTATTTGTAACAGTTTGTAATGCGGCTAGGGATGTACGAGCTGTGCCCGGGTCTGCCTGCATAGTGGTTAAACCTGCATCAATATCGCGCATCGATGCCGGCCATGCGATTGTATTAAGAATCTGGTTAATTCTTGTACCGCTTAGATCGCCAGCAGTAGCCCCTGTAACTGTAGCGATCTGCGCATTTTGCGCTAGTCGTTGAGCATCTACGGCCTGAATAGTTGTATAAACAACATCGTTAGCGTTTAGGGGAGTACTGGTTGTATAGCTAGTAATGAACCCTGAAAACATGGGATAGGTCACGCCAGCCGATGTAGCTGATATAGATACCTTACGCATGGGCGTTAAATAGCCGTAGTACGGGCTAGATGGATTTTGTGGGTTAAAGTCACCGTTTTGATCCACAATGCGCAGGGTTAGCGTACCTGTTTGGAATTCATCTACCTGCGGGTTACGCCCACGCTTAGTAGTAACGCTATCTACTACGTTAGATACATCCACGATAAGAGCTGCGGAGTCTGCCAACACGTTAGTACCTAGTATGCCTTCGCCTATTATAAAAGCTTGGGCGAACGATGCACCCGTACTAAAATTTATGGTTGCGTTAATAGTTGGAACTGTCATGTGTTGATCGTTCCTGCAGGTGTACGGCCATAACCAAAACGCTGGCTTGTTAATATTGCATCACTTACTGCATCTACAAATTCATCCTGCATAATTACTGAGCCATTGTTATTAACAATAATAGTAGGGGCTTGCATGCCGTAGCCAGACGATGAACCCGGGGTAGTGCCATAAGGGTTAAACATTGAGGATGAACCTGTAGCCGTGCCCGCTGGCATATTTGTAGCAAAATCGCTAATACCAGTAGCGGCATCAGCTGCATCTACAAAGGCGGTTACAAATTCGTTTTGCGCGATTAGCGCAGCAGCAGCAGCATCGGCAGCAGCGACAGCTATATCTGCAGCTGCAGTAGCGGCATCGGCAATATCGGCTGCAGTCATATCATCCGTAAATATGCTGCTACTTCCACCTGGTAAG